AATGCTATTGGAACTGTAGCAAATAATCCAGGTGTTGCCAATCTAGGTACAATTGGACGATTCCTTACGTCTGACTCTCTATCGCGCACAGGTGATATTATAGGTCGAGCTATGAGTGGAGATACGACTCGCACTGATGTTAATGACATTGGTCGAGATATGACCTCAGTGGGTGCAATCGCTCGCAATCCTAACTTGTCAGATGCAGGTAAAGTAGTTGACATTGCATCATCTAAATCACCCACTGAAGCCGCATTCAAGGTGGCGGACGCTGCGACTGGTAATGTGGTATCTAAAGTTAAGAATTTTGGTAATGCTGTGATTGCTGGAGACACTCAAGCTGGCATCAATGCAGTAGCGTCTTTTAACCCACTATCAAGATTATATAATGCAGTTGCAGGATTGTTTGATTCATCTCTAGGTGAACAAGCAACTGTGGGACTGTCTAATATAAAAGGTGGTGATGCATTAGATAATTATCTCTCACTGAGAGGTCTTGGCCCATCTTCTGTAGGTGATAATTCACAAGTACAGAGAGATCAAGAATCAGCTAGAGTTGCTGCTGAGAAAGCTGCATCTGACAAGGCTATTGCAGATCAGGCAGCTAAAGATGCAGCAGACCAAGAAGCTGCTGATCAAGCTGCTGCTATTGCTGCAACTGCTCAAAGTGCTGGTACTCCGATTGCTTCTAATACTGTTGCACCTGCCGTGAGCGGTGGAGGTGGAGGCGGTGGAAAAGGTTATGCATTTAAACCCGGACCTGATAAAGGATTTGGCCCAACTGATCAAGCTGGCTTAGGTACAATGGGTGGCGGTGGTTATGGTACTGAAAGTGACGGAGAAGGAAATAGCGGAGGAAATGATCTCGCTGATGGCGGAGATGTAGATGGCCCTGGAGGTCCAATTGGAGATAAAATCCATGCAATGTTATCTGATGGTGAATATGTTCTATCCGCAGACACAGTGCAGGCAATCGGAGTACACAATCTAGACGCTCTTCAGGCTAAATATCATACACCTGCAGCAGTTCAGAAGTTAAAATCATACGCAAAGCGTTAGGAGATAATATGGCAACAGCAGGCCCCGGCTCTAATCCTGTATTAGACTACGTAGCACAATCTGCGCGCACAGCTGCAGATAATACAGAAACAGCATTGCAGATTCATCAGGCTATGGATCAGAGGGATGATGCATATAATGCTGCAATGATTGCTAACTCTGCAATGGGCGGAGCAGAGCAATCTATTATCTCACAGAAAAACGCTCTAGCTGCTGCATCAGATGCTAAGGTAGATTCAGTGCGAGTAGCTTTTGGAGCTGATCCGACTGCACAAGGTTCAGAATCTAACTATTGGTTAGGTGAGATGAAAGCCAATGCACACAAAGCATATGAGGCATTAGACTCAGTTAATGCGAAAAAAGCTATTAATCCTCTCTCCGACCCCTTGGGTTATGTGGCAGCTCAATTCACACTGCCCTCTGACATTGCAACATTCAATTACTATGCAGAAAAACATAATGTTGCGGAGAGCAGTCTGAATGAAATAACACAAGCATCCGATGCGAATGTTATTGCAGCTAGGCGCGCCTCCGCAACTACCTCCACTGAGCTCGCACTTGCTGAGTCAGATAAAGCAGCACAACAGACTCTGCTTGCGAATGCAGAACTTAAAGAGAAATCTGCAGGTGCCCGAATTGTCGGATTGAATGAACTTAACAATCTAAACAATCAGCAATTGAATATTGCATTCCAGTTGCACTCTGCTCAGAACTCAGATAAGAGTTTGGAAATGCAACGTCAGGTCCATCAGGACATGATGGATCAACGCGCGGAGAGATTGAAAGCAAAAGCTGATAGTGAAGCTGCAATTGAGATGGAGCGTCAAGCTTATAATGCGGGTGCGCGCCGAATGAATAAGGCAACCATCGAGGATAATGTTACATTTAAAAACATCTACTCTCGCTCATACGGGAAAGATGCAGCATTTATGGCAACATTAGGTCAGGGTCAGGATATTCAACTCAATGGTGGTGTAACTAATGGAATCCCAGTTGCATCTAATGCAGGTGAAGCTGCTTTGGTTATGGCCACCGGTAATACAACTTCCGACAAGGTTGGATCATTCCTAGTTAAACAGCTTGCAACTGAGAAACAATCTCCCACTGCACCTAAGGATAGGGCAGCTCTGGTAGATGTAGTCAATCAGGCCGCAGTAAAAGCTGCAACTGGCCAGAAGAACTATATTACTGATCCTACTAATATTTATGCAGCTCCTCCACCCTCTGTGGTTATGAAAGCTGTGGGCGCTGCATCTGATCCATTCCTACAAGAAACACTTGCAGATGTAATTAAGGGTGACCCTAAGGCTTCTATTCCTGATGGTGTACTATTTGGTAAAGCACTTGATTGGGCCAAGAAGCCTGGTGGTCTTAACATGGCAGTAGATGGATTGACAACTTATTATAAACTTGCAGTTCTTCAGAATGATACTTTGAATCAGTATCAGGAGAAAGGATTGCCACCTCAGAGAGGTTCGTATAATGCGGTGATTGATGGTAAGGTTATTAATCTCACTGACCCAACTGCAGTTCGTACTGCTCTCCTAATGGCGAAGACTAAACAAATGATTGCTGAAAACCCAGGCTTCTCTACAATGCTTGGAGGAAATAACTAATGGACTACTCTTCCGCACCTGATTATCTCACAGCCGCAGATCAACATAATATTGCATCTGAGAATGTGTCATTCTTTTCTGACCCTGCATCCTATACAGGTTCTAAGTTAGATGATGCTGGTAATTTCATTGCCAAAACTCCTGCATTTGCACTCACTTCGATTGCATCAGGAATTAATTCAATCTATAATTCTGCAGTGTCTGTAGGTAACTTCTTTGGAATCACAGATGCACAACAGAACGACCTAGAGAAAACATTAGGTTCTTTTGATTCAGATCTTGCACAATACTATGGAGCTCACAAGCAAGCTGTTGATATTGGCGGATTCATCATTGGATCATTTGTTCCGGGTATTGGTGGAATTAAACTATTTCAAACAGGTCAGAGAGTCCTCACAGGAGTTCTTGAAACTGGTGGAGTTGCTCGCACATTAGCACAGGGCACTGGACTTATTCCTACACTTACTGCCGAGGGTAAGACACTTGCACAAGTTGCAGGCGAAGCATTAGCACAGGGACAGCAGACATTTAAACTAATGGATGCAGGAGTTCTGAAAGCTATTGGCTCTGGATTTGCACAAGCTGCCTGGGAGTCCGCTGCATTTGAATCAATGGTGCAGGCCACTATGTTTAAGTCTCCAGTTCTGGAAGGACAAGACTTTAAAGATATTGCATCTAATATTCTTTTGGGCGGCGCCACTGGTGGAGTTATCGGAGGTGCAATCAATTCTGCAACTACATACGGAGTTATTAAGGGAGCTATTAAAGAGGCCGATTTAGTTCAGAAAATTCACACACTCCGGTCGTCTCAATTTGCACTCTCTGATCCTGCTAATAAAATCATTGTCGCTGCAAGTGACTTGGAGGCAACTGCTGCATCAACTGATTCTATCTCCGAAGCATTACGGTCTCAGAGAGTTACTGCACTTAATAATGAAATCAGATCTAATATCAATGCGCTTGTAGGTAAGTCTGATTCTGATCTTGGTAATGTTATTGCAGATGCATTTTTAGGTGGAGACAATGAGACTCTTGCAAGATCAATTCAAGGCGCAAAACTGATTCGTAGGCCTGCAACTATGGGTGAGGCCAATGAAGGTTATACTGTAGGCCACGTGAAATTGTACGGTGCCGATATGGGTAAGGTTACATTTGACCCAATTCCAGAATCACAACTCACGCTCGCAGATAAAGTACCTGGAGGCCGTGCTGCTATTCTTGACACTGTAAATTCCTATATCCCAGGTTGGAGGAAATCTGGTGTCGTGTGGAATCCAATTACAGCTTCTGGCATGGATGAGGTCGAAGCTAGATATATTTGGGCGGAGAAGATTGCCAAATATGAAGATGGCATGACTGTATACAAACATGATATTCCTCTTCTAGAGGGTGCCAGAAGAAATAATATATCAGTTAATATTACAGACGGAGTGCATGAATATACTGTAGGACCAGTTGACCTAGCTAATGAACTTAAGATAGCTAAATTAGAGGTTGCCAATGAACTTGGCGATGCAAAGAATAAAGCATGGGGATTTAAATCTTCAGGGGAGGCCGCACAGGATGTAAAGACAGGCGTTAAAACTATTACATCCGATGACATTGCGCGAATTGCAAATGTATCTCCTAAGTTAATTGAGAATGATGCTGGTGCATCTATGTTTGCTCGTCAGGATGCGCAAGCTGCATATGATGAAATGAGGCAAGCTAAGGGAATCACTCGAGGTGAGTCTGATCTATCTTTCATACCTAAACACGCTGCTGTTGCTTACGATACGGCGGGTATGATGGATGCCTCTGGGAATCTTGCATCTGCATTGGTCAATGTTAAGCAAGTTCAGAAGGTTGCACAAGCTGCGATTGATAGGGCTGTCACAGGTATATTCGGTGATGAACTTGCATCACAACTATATCATCCAGGTGATAAGGCAATTTTGCACTCAGATCGTTTCGGTGCTGGTGCAGGTCTTGTTACATTCTCAAATGGTACTGCGGGTACTTTGGCTTCTTGGTCTGAGAATGTTGGTGCAGTAACAGCACGCTTGCAGCAAAGACTCGCAAAGAATACTTCTGACTTACTTGATTCGGTGGCGCTCCGCCTTCGTACGGATCAGAAAGCTGCAATCGAATTTGATAAGATTAATAATCTAGTGTCTTCCACAACTGAGAAATACATACTCAATGAGGCAGGTGATGGACTGATTGCGAAAAAGCTAGTTGAGTATACTAAGAGAGTGCAAGCTGGAGAGAAAGGAGTTGAGGCTCCTATATTGCAGAATGGTGCACCTGACACTATTCCATTCTCTTCACCTCTGGTAGGCGAGGCGATTGAAGCTCGCATATCTAGTAATGGTTCTCGTGTTGTGCATCAGAGAAATCTACGTGCAGCCCAGGGACTTGAGGATGCAAAAGATGAGGCAACTTATTATCCTATCAAACCTCAGCCAAGAGATTATCCTTACTTCGCATTCGTAAAAGATGAGACTGTAACTGGTGCAGGTGTGGGTCATACATCTATGATTCATGCAGCATCTCAGGAAGAACTGGATGCGATGATTAAGCTTGCAAGAGAGCGCACCGGATTCTCAGTATATACGAAAAAAGATGCTGAAGATTTCTATCGTGCTCAACAAGATTACTCTTTCGATCGCACCTTGCATGATAATTACATGGATGCATCTCTTAAGAGTGCTGGTGTAAATAACCAATTCTTCCCGAAGACTGACCCTAATGCTATCGTAGATGGCTGGTTAGGTTTGGAGAGGCGCGCCGATGATGTACTTACGCGGGAGGCAGTTAGCGCTAAATTTGGTAATGAGTTCGATCAACTTCAAACTTTAGGGGAGCAATACACTAATGTCGCGTCGTCTCGTTATGGCGTTACTGCTAAGTCTATTGAGGGTACAACTCAGAATCCTTATAACGACTACCGTAAGACGGCTCTCAACATTTCTAGATTATCTGAGTATCCTCTTCTATCTGCTTTTAATAGGAATCTTGAAAGTGCTGTGGACAATGTGGTACAACGTGTTGTTAATGTATGGAAGCAGGCTGAAGAAGTTAACGATTTACAAAAAGTAAATGCAGCTCTCGAAGCCGCAGGTATATCTTCGCCTTATAAGAGTGCTGCTGATATTGTACTGGCAAATCACTCTGCACCTAAACCGTACCTAAGTAATTTTATTCGAGGTGCTAATGCAATTCTCTCGAATACATTCCTACGACTCGATCCTCTTAATGCTTTGAATAATGCATTGGGTGCTCAGGTGCTTTTGGGTGCCGAAGCTAACTCACAGGTTAAGAGTATTCTGAGAGGGTTGGATCAGGCAGGTGTAACTGTACCTGGAACACAAGATACCATTCTCTCACCATCTAAATTGATTGCAAAAGCTAATATTAATTATTGGAAGGCGCTCAGAGGTGATCCTGAGTTTGCAGAGTTGAGAGCCTATTACCGAGCCAATGGTTGGAGTTCCACAATCTCTGACCAGCATAAACAAATGCTAGATGCACTGGCACTGCAAGGTACTGAGAATCCTGCGCTGCTCAATAATAAGCTTGCACAAGGTATGAGGATTGCGAAAGGACTTACAGAAAAAGGTGAGACGTGGACTGGTAATAAGTTGGCAGAAGAGTATAACCGATTTGTATCCGCTGATGTTGCAAATCAAATGGCTGAGATTCAAATCAAAGCTGGCATGATGACAGAAGATGCTAGGACCTCTTACATCTCTACTTTCGTCAATCGTACTCAGGGTAATACTCTGGCTTCTCAGCGCCCACTTATATTCCAAGGTCCTGTGGGTCAAGCAGTTGGTTTGTTTCAGACATTCCAATTTAATACAATGCAACAACTCTTTAGGAATATAGCTGAGGGCGGAGCCAAAGATGCTGCTATGATGATGGGTCTACAGGGGACTATGTATGGTCTGAATGGTCTGCCTGGATTCCAGTTCATTAATCAACACATCATAGGTACTGCATCTGGTAACCCTAATCACAGAGATGCATACTCTACTCTGTATGGTGCAGCTGGTCAGACTGCCGGTGATTGGTTGATGTATGGCATTCCATCTAATATGCTCCAAACAAATATCTATTCGAGAGGTGATATTAACCCGAGAACTCTGACTGTGATTCCTACGAATCCTGCTGACATTGTTGCAGTGTCTGCGTTTGCTAAATTCGCAGGAAACATTAAAGAGACTGTAGGTAAGATAGCAGGTGGAGGTGATGTGTGGCAATCAGTTCTACAGGGTTTAGAGCATAACACTTTGTCTCGCCCTCTTGCGGGTCTGGCTCAAACACTACAAGCAGTTAATGGAGGTAAGGTTTACTCCACAACTTCTCAAGGTGACATTAGTTTTGTGAATGACTTTATGTCTCTATCAACAATGTCTCGACTTGCTGGAGGTAAACCTTTAGATGAAGCAATTGCGAATGATGAAATCTCCAGGGCAATTGTATATAAAGCTGCCGATAGAGCTAGGATGAAGTCTGCATCTGAGACATTTAAAACTCATGTGATTGGCCCAGATGCTGATGTAAGTCCAGAGGCTGTACATAATTATTTAGATGCCTATGTACATAATGGGGGGCAAGCTCAGGACTTTAATAAGAATGTACTTAATATAATCACAAGGACTAATACCCCTAAAGCTAATCAGATTATGGCTACATTAAAAGGCCCGTATGCTGAGAGAATGAAAACGCTTATGGGAGGTACGTTAGAAGATTTACAAAGCGCGCAGTAGAGTTTATATGGTTGGTTAATTTGCAGACGTGAAAAAGCCCACAGACCCTAGTTGGAATGTGGGCTTTCTTTTGTCGATTATTATTTCAATACCTTGTCTATGGCTGCGATGGCGTCACGGGCATTTTTAAGTGAGCCCGGAGAATTGGGAACGGTTTGTACCTCCGAAATATCGCAGCAATTCAAAACACGTTCCAGCGCTTCCCACGCCTGTGTCAATAGTGCCTCATACTTGGCCCGCTCTGCTGCGAGTTGATCAGCGGTGTAGAGGGTGCGAAGTTCGTACCTGTACCCCTGTCCTATGTAACTTTGAAATTCTGCAACACGGTCTTGCACTGTGTCGGTGTACCTGTTTCGCGGCACGACACGCTCCCACTCTGACCATGTACCTGAAGTTACTGTTTGTGGGTGTGTGTCAAAGAATCGAGACTCCCAAGCGTAAGGCTCAGGCAGCGATGTGGTTTCACTCATTTCTTACTCCGCGTTATAGGTTAGGCAGTTCCACTTAATCATTTCAAGCACTCCCACTAGCGTACTGATGTAGATGTGGTCGTACTTGGATGTTTTAGTTACAGCGGTAATTTCTTCCATAAGTTGGCAGCTTAAAGATTCTTGGCTGGCGGCTAACTTCAACTGCACTGGCAGCGGTGTGGTTTCGTTGGTCATTTCAGTTCCTTATAACGAGGTATTGCCTCAAGTCCCAGCTTTGCCAACGTGTCTGCGCTCGGGCTAACTTTCTTTCCGTTCATCAGGCGGGATATAAAGGACTTGTCCACACCTGTTGCAGTTTCTGCCGCACGAACGCCACCATGCTTTTTGACAATGCGTTGCACTGCCTCTTCAAGTGTTAATGTTTTCATTTCTTACTCCTTTGTGCGGCGAGGATTACTTTGTTGAGCATCTCAATGTTGGTAAAGAAAATGTTTCCATCGCGATGCACAATGCCGCCAACGGCACGAACATCCTCATCCGTCAGTTCAGGTACTGTCTGGTGCTCTGCTTGGGATTGCTGCTGCACTTCCTTTGCGGCTGCGGGTTTGGTGGTTACTTCTTTTTGATTTACGTCTTCCTGCCACGCCTCAAAACAGGCTTCAACGTCACATGCTGCGAGTGGTGGCAAATCAAAATCACCTTTGCGCCAATCCTGAATAAACTCCGCAAAGTTCACAATGAATCGTTGCGACACAAGGTTGTACCCTGCACTGCGAACAACCATCTTTGCTAGGTCAACATCCGTGTCAGGCTCACTCACTGCGGCTTGCATGTTGGTGATGGTTTCATTGGTCATGGTGTTTCTCCTACTCCAAATTTCCAAGCTTCTTTAGTCCAATCATCTGATAATCCTACGATTGCAGCTTTAATACTCATACCTCGCAACTTCTCAATCAGTGTATCTGCGAGTGCTGCAAGTTGTTCGCCATCTAATTCTGCGTTGATTGCATAACCACAGTAGTGGCAAGTCTCTGCAAAGATTACTTCAATACCTAATCCTGCATGTTTCTGTAGACGCTGAACTAACAGAGGATGATGGCCTATCTCAAGTTGCAGTTGAATGAACTCCTCCGGGAAATATTCATGGTACATCAGAGTTGCTCCAATCCATAACAAGCAAAAATAGTATTCATCAATCTAGCCTCATATCTTGCATCACCTAATGCCGTGTGCTTAACTTCATTAACTGGGTCTGCTATAATCTCAATAGGGAACAATGCTTTGAGAGTTCTAAGATCACGATTATTACGGAAGTTCCAGAGATTGTGATAGCCAAGAGAATCAAGAGAGTATGATAGAAGCCTATTATCGAAGTCTGATCCATTTCCCCATATCGCGAGATCAGCGCCACCACTACGTAGAGAATCAAACCAGAACTTAAGTTGATCAAAAGCATCCACATAAGAGTCTTGTCCAGAGAACACGTTAGCTCGTGCAAGTGCATTTTGTCTCTCCCACCATTCCATGGTTGTATGATCTTTGTGAAACTCAGAACTTAAGCAGTCTTCATACTTGATTGTTGCCTCGAATTCACATGATAAACCTATAGGTACATTGCGACGATCGAAGTTAGGAATGCAACATCCGATTTGAATGATTGCTGCATCCTCCCGCGTTGAGAGAGTTTCCAGGTCGAGTGCAATATTGATTAGTTTTGAGCTCATTCTAGAAAACTCCCACAGTCGTAGCAGAAATCAGCATCAATGTTTCGTGCATCACATACTTTACACACTTTAACTTCCACAGCCGTGGGGTGGAATGTCTCTTCCTGATGTGCTTTGTCTGCTCGTGCAATTGCAGCTTCATCAGAATAAGTCAGCCCTTCATACCTCTGAGCTAACTTAGCCATGTTAATTGCAATTACTTCCTCTCGTGTAAGTTGCAATAGATTCCGCATTGCTTGCATGTAGAATTCTAGGTCACCCAATTCCTCAATTACATTGGCAATGTCAAGTTCCTTTCCGTATGCCCAATGTTTCTTAACTGCATCAAGTAGCTCACCTGATTCGCCTGAGATACCCACTGCTGCGCGAAGAATATTAAGGGTGGGTGTGCCCATCTCTTTGAGAAGTGCTGCTACGAATTCTGGGTAATCTGGGTAATCTGGGTAAGTTGGTGTCATAATTTCTATCCTTTAACTGTTAGTTCTTCCATTGTTAGGTAAGACAGATCAATCATGCCTGTCTTATCCTCTAATCCCTTTTTCCGCATTGGGAGAAAGAGTCCTGCTACACTCTGAATCTTATCTGCCATTGATAGTTTCCGTATAATATCTCCTATGTCTGAGGGTTTCTCCAGGTCTGCACTTACAAGTTTAATCAAATCTTTCAATACTACTCCATCATTGGCTTCAATGTAAGAGAGGATTTTGTGAGTGACGTCTGAGTTTTTTGACTTTCCAAATTCTCCGAGGGCTTTTGGCATAAGTCCCTCAATGTATGAAAGATACGTGTTAGCTTCGATGACTGTGCGTTCGTCAATGCTCTTCGAGAGAGTACCTGCAGCGCATACGATGCAGAGTTTAAGTAAGTGAGTAAATCGTCTGTTGCAGTAAGAGTCGAATCTGAGGTCACTGATTGGTGAGAAGGATTGGTAGATGTGTTCGAGGAGGTATCTTGCTGTGTCTGTGTAGTCGAGTTGTCCGAAGTGGTAGGATTTGATTCGCTGTAACGAGGTGACAATGTTGGCTGTTTCTGCTGGGTCTGGCGTTCTTGGGAATGTGATCTTTTTTCCGTTGGGTTCGCCATATACGAGAAGTAATCTACTGAAAAACCCTTGTCCAAGAATGTCTGAAGGGAAGGCAATCGAGAATCCAGTTGGAGTATTTCCTGCGAGTATTGTAATAGTTGGATTAGGTATAGATACTGATTTACCTGTCTTAATACGATTAGCATATGGGGCGCCATTCCAGTCCCAAAGCGAACCGAGGATACTAAGGAATTCAAGATTTCCAATTCCGAAGAAATCATTGGCTTCGTCTGCGCCGATGAACATTGGTCTGTGTGTTGATTCATTATCTACTCCAAAAATATTGCGGTCTAAGATATTATCATCCTGCGGGGCGTCATCATCGTGACCCGCCAAGTCTAACAAAAATTTCTCCTTTGATGTTCTCTCTGCACTAATACTATTGTATCCTGCCTTAACTAAAATACTCTTCATTAATTTGATAGCAGTTGACTTACGTGTTCCTGCTGTACCAATTAACATTATGTATGGATTAGGAAAGATGTGGGAGTGACCATGTGGGATAAATAGATTACGTTCGAGAATTGCTCCAATTCCTGCAATGGCAGACCACCGATGAAAGGAGATTGGAACCTCGCTATCAGAAGTGTATGAGAGATAGTCATTGAAGAAACTGGAGGTCATGTTATAGTAGGTCTAAGTTGTCGGATAGTTCAAGCAACTCGTTTGGTACATCTGGCCAAGTATTGAGAGCGCGTTGAAATAGTAGTTTAACATCTGCAAGGTTACATCGAGATACTATAATACCTCTCTCTGTGATTACCTGCAAATATACGAATGATTGCAGAGCTCTTGCTGTCTCTGCAAATTCATGCATACTTATTGGGCGGTCAGTGACCATGGGAATCCTCCTGTTTTAGATTGAACTATGTCGTACACAAAAGATACTGAGTCACCGTCTGAGCTGATAGAGAATAGTTTGACTCGTGTGACTGGTTTGTTATGTAGCAGTCCTGTCTTTATGCACTCTAGTGCGGCTTCAATTGTAACATCAAGAGACACCCAAATATCTGGGAGTGCTTCGAATTGGCAATCAAAACTATAGACCGTTCCAAGGTGTTGACTTGAGAGATTCATTTATATTCCTAATATATGCAGGTGAGTGGGAAGTCTTTGGACCCGGCTTCCACTTCGGGTTTGCTAATCTAAATTCTTCGTATGCTTTTGATGCTTCTTCGATTGAGTGATAATATCCTATGTACTCCTTTGTTCCATTTCTACTTGCTATTACTCTATATGTTCCACTTAGTTTACCTGGGAATACACCAGTGGGTAGGCCATTTGATTTAGGAGATTTTGTCACAGTTCACTCCAGTATTTCTTACCACATTTGAGAGCTGCTGGCACTGTGAACTCTCGTTGTATTCCTTTAATGTCTTTGATTGTGACTGGGATTTCCATAAGCTCTTTTACTTTCTCAGCTAAATGTTCGTGCCCGATTCGGTATTGGAAAAGGATTGAATCGTGAATCTGGGCAAGGAGTTTGAAGTCATTTGGGTTGGGTAATGCGACCTGGAGAAATACTGCTATAAAAGCTTTATTCAATGTGATTGCATTAAGAGATTGTGGGCAATGTGCAACATATGCATTCAATGCTGCCTTGCTTTTGGAGGGGTCTCCGAAACAATACCTTGTCCAGCCTGTTGCACCTGAGAGCAATCTGTCTTTTGCAATTTTGAATTTAATCCAATCTTGATAGCCAATCCGAACATCAGGATAAGTAAGAGTGAATACGTTAAGTAAATGCTCAGCAATTTCCCGTAGTGTGTAGTGCTTAGGTAGACCCAGAAGTTTCTGAGCTTCTCGAATCTTATCTTCCCCCATCGTGTCAATGAGGACTGACCATCCCATGTTATAGTTAGCACCATGGTTAACTCGCTTGGCAAGATCTCGTAGCTTTTTATCTTTAGTCTTTCCGGTGAGATCATCGTAGATGTCTTCGTAAGGTACACCAAAAAAGCTAGCTGCATTTGTTGAATGGAAGTCTCGCCCACTTGATACCGCTGCAATGAGATTCTTATCTCCTGTGATATACGCTGTATCTCTGGACTCAGCTTGCTCAAGGTCTGCCTCACCGAGATAAAATCCAGGGTCGGCACATAGAGTTGATTTAACTTCGTCACCTCTGGGAATGTTTTGGATTTGTAGGCCGCACCAGAAATGATGCTCTTTACTTGCCAATCTTCCCGTGTCAGTTCCGTGAGGGTTAAGTGAATATAAGATTCGGCCATCGAGTTCTTTTGCACCTTTCTTAGAAGTCTTAGTTATGTCTTCGTCAGTACGTAGATAAGTAGAGATAAGCTTACGGTCACCGCGAATATCAAGAATACGATTGAGGATGCGCGAATTAAGTGGGTGTCGGAGAATAGCTTTCTTAAGGTCAGTTTCATCCGTAGATTCCAGATCACCACAGCCAAGTATTTTAAGTAGAGATTTAACTTGAGGCGGCGAATTCGTATTAAAGTTCGGTACCCCAACCATTGTTCTAAGTTCAGCATATTTGCTTTCTATGTTATGATTGATTACTTTACGCTGGGATTCTTGGGCTGCGAAGTCTCTTTTAATACCAGTAAGTTCAGACTGAATACATGGGAATAGAACCGGAAACTCCAGACAATAGTTACGTCTAGCCCAATCTGGCGCTTCGTTGATCCAGCCCAGAAGAACGAGTGCTGTCTGATGCGTGTCCTTAGCGTTATAAAGATAATATGTTTCAAGATCATTTGTTTCCGCCAAATCTTTCCAGTACATAGACTCTCTCACAAAGAATGATGAGAGCGAGGCAAGGTCTTTAGGTAGCTCCGTATACCAGCAATGCATTAGTGTTGCTGTATCCCATGCATAATTTCTTAGGATTAATCCATATCGCATTAGGTAGTTAATGTCATACTTACCATTTTGCAGAATCTTTTGCGCTGGGAGATCAATGAATTTCTGACACCATGCTAGAGCGAACTCAGAATCCAAAGGCAACACAAGAGAACGAGATACATAAATCCCATTGACCAGATTAAGAGTAGTAAATCCCACGCATCGTATTGCCAGATTTTCTTTATATGTTTCAATATCCACAGCCATAAGTATGGAAGAAGAGGCAAGATTGTATTCATGTTCTATGTTAGATTCGCGAAGTATAGTCCAGTTAAAATGAGGGGCAACTGGCCACTTATCTTTATACACCAGCTTGGAGACATACCTTTTAAGCAGAAAGGTTCCATACGGTACTGTGATTGTTTGTTCCAGTGGGTGGACAATAACATATTCGATCTCATTACGCGTAAAAAGTGAGCCTGCATAATTGTCAATACTTGGCGCTTTTGATGAGCCGGATTGAGGCAGTAACTTAGATAATAGAGTCGCTGAGGTGGTGATAACTCCTGTGATTCCTCGCTTCTTACAATAAGATTCCACTTCGAACAGTGTTTGTATAGGCTCTGTGGAAAGGAAACATTTAGCTGATCCGACACAACTCTTAAGTTTAGGAAGGAAAGACTTATCGGAAGAAGTTCCGAGGAATAATAAGGAATCATGATTCATAGCAGTGAGAGTTGTGCAGAATTTGAGAGAGGTAAATGTACTGGAATATTTGTGTGATCTACTTTTGCCTTGCCGGGAACCACTGTGAACTGTTGGTCTGATACCCGCATTGCAAATACATCACCACGATTAACTACTTCATGTACCATACTTGATCGAAACATGGATTTTGATGGTACTAATCGAATGTATAGATCACCATTGTAGTAGAATGATTTGAGGAGTTGTGATGGGAGAGACATATTATTTCCTTTGTATTATCTTGAACTTGGAGGTTGCTTCTTGCACCAAACATATAATGATTCAGGAAAGAACCACTTAGCCTGGTCAACATTCTCAAATACCCAAACTATATAGCCCGGGTTTATGTCTGCAACATCCGATGGAAGATTATCTTTGTATTTACCAAATGAGAAAGGTAACTCATCATCGCTTGACTTAGAAGGGGTTATTAGATCATCTAACATTGGTTTACCTTTCACTTCTGATTTATCTGCACGTGCAATCAGAGGATTGATTCTTTGTATGACTGTTCTATCATCATCGTAGTCTTGATATGGAATCATACCTGCGTCCCATAATGATAGTGCGTAATGATTTGGCATAATATTAATGTAAAAAGCCCCCACCCTTTTGAGGTGGAGGATTCTTTAAGCGAGGAGATTAGATGATTTGTACTTTTACAATATCAATCGAATCGCGACCTTCATACTCACCCTTGCCTACGCGAATCTTGGTGAGCACTACAACTTCTGCATCCTTAGAGTTTGCGAGAACTTCAGTGGTTGTGGAACCTCCGAAAGTTTCTTGCAAGACTTTGACAACTTCTTTGAGTGCGCCTTGTGCATACTCATTAGCTGTTCCGTCTTTCTTTTTCAGGTTATAGAAGATTGTATTCTTATCGCCTGCTGCCGGTGCAACTGAGGTAGGGTCTGCGAATTCAACTGGCTCAATGTAGTGCAGTGTGAGTTGTACAGACTGTTTCTTTGTATCAATCTTGCTTTCCAACTTAACCTTGTGGGCTCCGTTAGGAAACATTTGGATTGATGGCATATCTGCCAAGTCGTCGAGAGTTGCGTCGAGAAGATTGTCGATGGACATGATTTGATTTCCTAAAAATATAAAGAGATGAGATTACGAGGTTGAGATATTGTCTTGCTTAGGTTGCTTGTCTTGGGTGCTTTCTTGAATAAGTCCTTTCATTAAAAATAGGTAGTTGATAAGATCATTGATTCGTCCTTCGATAGGTTCTGATAGATGCTGGTCGAAACCTGCGGCATCTTTCTTAATGTAGGTGGAGAGAGAGTCGTAATGCTTTGACATATAGATAAAGCAACATTGTAGAGGTGTAGTTCCTGTGAGTGAGGCGCCTCGTTTAAAGTTAGCAAGTCGGTCTGTCGAACCTGCATACTCTTGTCCTTTGGAGATAAGTAGGGCAGATGTATCACGAACTGTTTGATCTACGAGTGCTGTGAATTCTTTATTGTCCATTACTTACTCACTTTCTTTTTACCTTGTAAATGTTTGCGGCCTGGGCCTTTCTTAGTGTGAGAGTCAGAGAGTTCCTTGTAATGTCCGAGAAGGAGTTTCATTCTATCTACACCAAGAAAGACGTAGATTTGTTGGGCTTTGTTAAGAGTGAACATGGGTTATTTCTTTCCAAGAAGAGAGGTGAGGGCAGAAGTTGCAACTTGTTTCTGTGATGGTGCAGAGATTGGTGGATCACGAAACAAAGTTATGAGAGGACTATCTGTGATGCTTTCCAAAGCAATACCAGTTCTACTGCCAGTATTAAGATTAGAAGCTGAAGTAGTAGAAGAGTAAAAATTATGTTTCTTATTCTTGACTTCCGCGTATACCACATGCGAGAAATACTTCGCAGTATTACGAGAAAAAGCTTTTGTTCCTGCTACTGGAACAATCTTCATTTTACCGTCTTCCATCTCTGCCTCAGTTTCATGTGATATGCACACAACATTAAATGGAGCTTGCTGAACATGAGAGAGAAATATATCCATTAACTTGCCTAGGTTACCCCAATCATCATAGTTTAATTTATAATCATCTGGTTGGCCTTTTGTAATGTGTGCAATTGCAGAGTTAGTAAGTTGAGTTAGAGAGTCAAATACAACTACTGTTTCATTGTCTAGTTTGTTAAGCTCTACTTTTGTGAATTGCTTGTTATCTCGCTTACAAATTGGACAGCTAGATTTACCGTGCTCTTCGCAGACTTCTACTGGCCCCCCTTTTATAAGTTTCAGACAAGTTTCTATTGCAACTGGAAATGAGCGTGTATCTGGGATAGATATAATTTCAATGCGCTCTTTCCACTCTTGTGGAAACTTGAGTAGAGTTGAGTAACCATTCTCCATATCTATCCAAATGAGATTTTTAAACTCTGAGAGAGTACCTGCTAGTTGTGACTTACCTACTTTTGGTGGGCCATATATCAGTACTGATGTTACAAGAGATGCTACTTTATCGGTAAGTTTCATGCTAGTTCCAGATTAAAATTTAGGTAGGAGAAATCTTTATGGTATTTCTTTGCTGCTATGTCGTAGTTTAATGCTGCTTGCTCCTCAGAGTTATAGTATCCTATATGAATCTGCTGTTTATCTACATAGATTATAGCCTGCCATTTGTTATGTGATTTGCGCCATGATACACCCTTATACTTTGACGTTTTCTTTTCGCTCGTCTTAGGTCTGTTATAAGTATTTTGTGCTTGTACGCATATACGAAGATTAGACTTTCTATTATCTAGAATGTTTCTATTTATATGGTCTACCACTTTACCTTCAGGTGCTGACATTAGAAATCTATGGAGATATATTCTATTAATAGTGAGATAACCATTAGATGTTGACACAAGATTTCTTAGATATTCATCTTCAGGGTCTAGAAGGAAATGTGACATGATTAGGATACCTTCGAGAGTTGTGAGTTGATTAAATCATCCAATGTAATCTGAATCTGATATGCATCATTTGCCGTTTCGATTTGCTCCACTTGTTCAGGTGTGATAGGAGAGACTAGTTTGGTTGTGTCCATCTGACATAGGCCCATGTATTGGCATTCTCGAAAATAGGTAAAGCAGGATTCTCCTCTCATCGGAAACAAGTCATGATCTATGTAGGATGTGATTGCTTCCGTGTCTAGGACAAGTTCTCTGATCCACCTTGCTCGCTGGAGATAAGATTTTGTGAATTCGAATTGATCGTATTGGAGAGACTTTGTTCCATAGACAAGATATAAGACTCTGTAACTTGAAAGAGAGGGGAAGATTGCATCAAGCACAATAGAGTATCCAATTGCCTGAGCTGAATTTTTGTATGTTGCAGGGTTGAGATTAACTGCGGATGATGTTTTGCATTCAAGAACAACAACTTCTCCTGTGTTGTCATTCTGTAGAACTGCATCAACAAATCCGCGATACTTGAATTTATTTGGCAGAGTGATGAGAAAAGAAAGTTCGCAGGCAGGTTTACCATTATAATATACCAGTGAGTAGCCATCGAGATAGCCAGAGAGTCGCATTGAGATGAACTTATCTACTGCGAATACTGCGGCTGCAAATGATTTGTTTTGTTTGGGATTTTGTGCAAAGAGTTCTGGCTTCCATCCGAGAAACATAGCCCACATAATATCTTCATATGGTTTGTTTTCGAGTGCCATTTGAATTCCGAGTCCTACGATTTGACCGTATGAGAATGTAATTGATTCTTCAATTGACTCGGAAGATTCTCTGATTGAGTTGCGCCGGTCGAGTTCGTATTTTCGAGGGCAAGAGTGCAGAGTTAGGAGAGATGAGTAAGATAGATTGTAGAGTCGTGGGTCATTCACCATTACAATATTATTAGATGCTTGCGGTATGAAAGATGTTAGTGGATCATTTAGGAAGTCTTGGGAGGTGAACATAGTATTTCTCTTATGATATTTGATTGTTCAGAGTCTGTGTAATTTGTTTCAAGTATTGTTGTGAATAGATATAGATTTAATATGTCTGATTGTGTGCGAGGTGGTATGCAGAGTGCTGATTCTCTCAGTGTGCGATCTGCTGGTTGTATGTAATTGTAACAACCTAACCATTCACAAAGAGTTTTATAAGTCGCAGTACTTAATGAATTCCTGTATGTGCAGACTGCAAGAGCTTCGGAGAGGGTTAGTTTGTTAGCTGATTTCCATATGCATGCTAACTCTATACCTTCTCTAATCTCTTTCCTGATTTGATTTATAGTTGCCATATACGTGGCTTAGATGTCGTCCACTGAGATCTTCTTGAAGGACTTACCTTTGGAGCCTGAAACGACACTAGCAATGATGGTAGTTTGTGTTTGTTTACTGAGACCTGATACAATAACAGAAACTTGCTCTGGCGAAAGTAGTGTGACAAGCTCGGGGTCCTGTCTGAGATTGGTGTGAATGTCACGTAAGATTGTTGGCATGTTTGGGAGAGTCTGTTGAACTGAGTCATATAGTTCCTGAATTTTCAGTGAGATGATTTCGTGAGGTGTCATTTGATTTGCCTTTCTATATAGAATCCAATGTGATGAGAGGTTTTTTAACTAGTCTAAACTTAATGATTGAACCCTCTCTCTTATGATAGAGGAGGGTTCTTATTGGTGGATATGCTTCTGTGCACTCCAACTTATAACCTAAATCCATGTCTTTTTCTTTTGTGATCGCTTTGACGATTCTTTTGTGATAAGCCCTATGCGCGGATATATTACAAAATCCGTTAAGCTTAATCTCCAACCAAACAGGCTCGTATTGACGCATGATATTATACTAATGCGTTGATGTAAGCGAACTCGCCAAAGTGTTTCAGCGCTGCTTTATTATATGCATATGCTGCTTCCTCTTTGGTTATATAAGTACCTAGATGAATCTTTTTGCCCTTAACTTTTATGTGGGCTGACCAGCTCGGCCCATTTTTGTGAACACTTTTATATCCTGAAGAATTAATAACCATAGAACGGTTTGCCATATTCTGACTTTGTGTGGCATAGCGTAAGTTTTCTCTGCGATTGTCTAATCCATTATGATTAATGTGATCTACGTTACACTCTTCTGTAAGAATTAATTTATGTAAGTATATAGTTTTTCCATTAATCTGTGTGCGTGCATATCCATGATCTTCCCCGAACGGAAAATTCTCTAATAGATACAGATCTTGAGGAGATACAAGAAAACCACGCTGCAAATTAATTTTTAGGTACATATTGACTTTTATACTGTCGCATAAGTACACACACTAGATTTCTGCATTGACCTAGATAGAGAAGGAACTATTGGGTGATAAGGCCAAGAGATCTAGTTACCAGCTAATGTGTGCGCTTATGAGAAGTAATGAGCAGTTTTACATCATGCTCAGGATACACCACGTTAAGACTCTATATCTATGGGCGTAGTGGTGTTAGGTTACAATCCCAGATTATCTTCCAGGCTTTCTTCCTTAGCTGCAATCAACTTGTCTGCTTTCTTAAACAGGAAGTCGATAACTTCTGCGAACTCTCCAGCCTTGGAGGAATGTTCTGCATACATAGACAAACGCAGTTTCAGCTTTGCGATCACATCTTTCTTAGACTTAATGGGTGTGAACTTACCTGCGAAAATCTTAGCTGCATTAGCTGCCTGTTCCTTAGAGGTGCCAGAAACAGCAGGCATAACTTCCACATAATCCAGTGCAAAATCTTCCCAAGTTTCTTTGGAGATACCAGAACGGCGATCTTCTTTTTCCAGATTAGCGATTGCATTCCAATCAACCAAAGAATAATCAAAGTTATCTGAGGTGATGGTTTCGTTTTCGTTAATTACATCACGGGCGCGTGTAATAACTACATCGGCAACAGCTTCCAACAGAAGATCAAGAGCTTTTCCGCCAGCTTCCAAGATAGCTACAATACCTTCTACAGATGGGATAGGCAACTTGGTTAGTTCAACTGTGGCGCGCTTTGTTTCAACACCGGTTTCAGAATCTTTAACTTTACGGAATCCAAACTTGGCTTCTTTATAGTCCAGTTTGTTATCGAAGTTAACTACGATTGGAGCTGCGGTGGTGGAGGGTGCAGAGTTTGCAGAGTTTGCGGTATCATTCATGATTCAATTTCCTAGAAAGGTTAAAAGTTTTTAAAAACACACTTGGATGAAGTTTTCCGAGTGAAGGATCAGTGTACCCTATGCGGTTTCAGTTGTCAACCCCCTATTAGATGTAAGATAGAAATAATTTAGGGGAATGATATGTATCCCCCACTTTTTGTAGCTTAAGATTGCAAATCTCCTGATTCTTTCTTACCCTTGAAGTACTCTGCTTTCTCAGCTAATGTGTTACCTTTGATACGTTGCGATTTAATTCCATTGGTGAATGTATCAGGCTCACAGATTATAAATAGTTCTTTCTTCGCACGAGTTACTGCGGTGTATAGAAGTTCTCTTTGTAACATAGTTGCATGAGAATTGTGGAATAGTAGAAACACTTTATCCCATTCAGAGCCTTGGGATTTATGTACTGTAAGTGCATAACCTAAGATAAGCGCATTTACTTCTGCTGCTTTTGTGATTGTTTTCTCTGAGTCTGAATCTTGCATCAGAAGTTTGATGTGGTGAGAGGATTGGGTTACCCTATCTTCATCATCTGCTGCAACTTGTGCGAGAAGGAAATCTACATCATCCTCACTATAGGTTGTATCTGAGTCTGATTTTGCACTGTCAGAATTATGGCCCCAATAGTCTAAGAATACTGAGGCGCCCTGGGGTGATACACCTGTGTAAGATGGGTTAGGGTAAATGTCTAGAATGATTGCATCCTCGCGATCATATAATACTTTATCTCCGATTGAGAAATAATGTTTTATGAATCCTGCGATCACCTCATGTACGATGCGTTGATGTTTCTTTGCCATATGGGTTGCGAGAGATTTATTAATCTCAAGTGTGCCATATGATTTATTAAATGGAATTAGAATGATGTCATTTTCTGGGTTGTATTTACCTTCCTCGTATAGTTTATTGAATAGTTTTTCTGTAACTGTGAGTGCGTTTTCTGCTTCTATTTTCTTTTTCCATGGAGTCACACTTAGTCCTGGTACGTTCCATTCTGGAAGTTCTTTAGAGGAAATTGGATTACCTGATAGAATTCTGTGAGCAAGTCGTATGATAGGGGATTCGAGAGCTTGACGATATACCTCAGTTAATTCGATTGTAGGTAATTCTGAGAGTTTGAATCCTAGAATCGCTGGCCCGAAGACTGGAGGTAATTGTTGTATATCACCTAGGAAAATGATTTGAACAGAATGACCTAAAGCGTCTATGATCTCCTGATATAGAGTTGTGGAAATCATAGATGATTCTTCAAATATGATCGTAGTTATTCCGCGCGGTAATGGATTGATTGCATTACGTTGAGGTGAGAATTTCATTGAAGTTTTCTCTTCTCCTTTATCATTTATAACTTGGAAATACTCCGGCCCATATTCGAGGAGTTTATGAATTGTGATGCAATTATCTTTCATAGATGCATCCATATTTCTCCGAATATTATTGGTTGCGCGCCGTGTGTATGCACAGATTACAATTCCGGGCACACCTTGTGGAAGATATTTATGGTCATGATTGGCCAGAATTCCAGTGAATGATTGTTGGATTAGATTCTGAACTGTGCCTTTCATACAAGTTGTTTTACCTGTACCTGCGGCGCCTATTAGACAACATGACTTACCTGAGCCGGATAGATCAATAAATGATTGTTGTGCATGATTATAGGTAATTGAATTACCATATTTATCTGTTGTTGATGATAGGAATGCTGCTTTGTCATCTTCTATTTGGATGATTTTGGCTGCAAGTAGTTGTTCTGAAATTGCGGTGAGTTCAGATGGCGGCTTAGATATGATAGTTTGTGGAGATTGTGATTCCGCTGCTAGCTTACGTGCGCGAGCTAGAGCTAGTATCTCTGCAAATTTGGAGGATGACATTTCGATCTCACTATTTTGTGTTAGAATGGTGCATCTTCGATTGGAGATTGTGGAGATTGTGGAGATTGTGTGGGCGGATTCAGTGAAGGAGATTGAAGGATTTTGTAATTCTGTGCAATATTCCAGCGTGCTTTTGCTTTAATGTAAGAGATTGTATCAGGGTACTGATTACGTTGTGGCTCATTTTGCGGTGCAGTGTCGATCATATTTTGTATATTGGCATCTTCTGCCGATTCAGTTGGTTTAAGGATTCTATAAGATGTGAGAGAATTGCGAGATAGGTCAATGTCTCCGAGACCTAAATAATTCCTCTGCATCTCTGCACCTTTTCGTAGATATTTCATAAGGGCCATTGCGTAGATAGAACCATCAATTACTATGTTCTCTTCGCAATGTTCTATGAGTTCTCTTAGGTCTGATTCAGGGATTTGAAATATTGTCTCTGCGCGTGCACATTTGATAATGATAGATTCCCAATATTCGTCAAGACTTGTTTTCACGCCTCTAATAGTGACTGAGAATGTAGGAAAATCACCTGCGATTCTTGCCCAATTTGCTAGAATCTTAGGGTAATCTTCTATGTTTTTATGAGATGATTTAATTAGTTTTTGGAGGCTATTTTCACGGCGTAAGAGTTCTTGGTCATTTTCGTGAGATTTGATATTATCAAGCCAATCATTGTAGTTTTGATTCCAGATTTGAATCCAATGATAGGTGTTTTCAAGTGTTGCAGTATCTGGAGAGATTACGAAATGAGGCAATATAAATGATGGATGTTTTATAATGTCGATTTTGCCTACAATGTGGATTAGTTGTTCCATATTGTTTGCTACGATTGATGCAGTCTTAGGTGTATAAGATGCAGGTACACGCCATTCGATAAGAGAAGTTGAGTGGAGCAGGGAGAGATAGGTGAGATAGGATTCTGTAGGTGTTAGTTTACCATTGGACCACAGACCTGCTAAAGCTATTAGTTTTTTCTTAGATACATGGAATAGTGGATGTGTAACTTCGCGAGATGAGATTGCGAATGGTAGATGTTCACAAGAGAATTCCACACTACTGTATGCACATATGATTTTTGCCATACAATTTCCTTTCTATAGACCCATTATTTTAGATTCGTATGCCGCTTCTTCTTCTTGTGTCATAAGATTATTCTCATATCTCTGACGCTCTGCGACTTCAGATTGTTTAATCAGATGGGTCTCAGATAGTTTATATGCGGGTGATATTGCACCTACTTCCACTTTTGCTACCAATGGAATTAATACTTTTCTAACTGAAATATCATCAGGTGATTCTGTGATTCCAGTCAGTTGTATTATATGTTTAATTTGGGATAATGTGAGTACAGGGCGAAATTTAGTGAGTGAGTGAGAGGTTGTCATTTTATAACTGCTCCAAGTGTGCTGCCACTATAAGTAAAAACATTGTGACTTGTTCTTTCATTTCGGGTGAAACATAGAAATGTGGGTTCATCTCAAAGAACCACTCATCACTCAGTGTGTATTCATAGGTTGATTCATAACAATTATAAGGTTTAAAATGTGCTGGTAAAATGATTGTCTCAGTGCAGTTGAAATAATCTTCTGCTAGTTTTCTGTAATTAAGTGAGTTAATTGGATTGGGTGAGATTGTCATATTAGTTCTCTGCTTTCTCATTTATATATAATTTAACTTGATTTGCAATGGTTGATTTTGTAACCCCGAATTCAGAGTATTGATTCATACAATATGTGTATAGAGAATCAATACTCCAATTAGGATTCTCTCGAAGGAAATTATATATTAGAACTTCGGCGTGGGTGCCCTGATAGGATCGCATTTTTGGTCGATTAGATAGGCGAAGCCGGGAAATATCTCGCATTGATGCATAGTCTGTTGGATGTGCCATGATAAATTACTCTCCGGTTGTTGCGATTGTGTAAAGAAAAAGCCACATATATAACTCTGCGCGCTTATTAGAATTGTGGAATTTTGTATCTTCCCATTCATCAAATGTTATGAGAGCTTGCTCCCAATAATAATTTGGATGATTTGGGAGAGATTTACAGGTGTGGTGCTTTGAGGCCATGATAGATTAGAATTCTCCAATGTTAGTTGCTATGTGAGTGATGAATTCTTCATAGCTCATATGATTATCTTCTATGAATTGGTCATATTTGGATGTGTATTTCACCTGTGTGAAGGCACAACCACCCAATAATGCACATAGAGTGATTGAGATAACAGAAATGATTATGGTGCGCATGATATGTATTACCTCTAAATGTGTGAGAGATTCTAGGTTTCTTAACTCATTTACGAATTAAGAATATAAAATCCTCTGGTCTGACCTCTGGCACGCCAACCAGTCTGCCACAATGCCACAATGCCAAACCCCTGTCAACCCCCCCCCTGAAGGCACCATACAATTCATCTAATATAACTATATGCAATCCGAAGGATTGTGAGAGATAGTAGGTATGTTATATAGAGCATCTAACGGTATATTTAGGGGGTATCAAAATTATTTATATAAAATATAATAGGGGACTATATTAACTATCCTATACCTATACACTTAATCTAACTATGATGTGTAGGATAGTTAATATAGTTGGGTGGAGTTAATATAAGTATATAGTGTTGTATTTATGCCACACCTAGGCACCCTTCACCCAACATCTGGCATTCTGGCAGATTGGCATTCTGTCACCTGTGCCAAAGTGCCATAGTAGAATCTAATATTAAAATGAATCACACCTATAAATAAATTGTGCTTTATCATTAGCATCAAATAGAACAGCGCATTCATTAGGTGTGAGAGCTAATTTAATAGAATTTATCTCTTTCCTGCTTGGATGTCTGTGCCCCATATATAGAATATTATTCATACCACATGGGCGCTTAGTATCTTGCCAGTTAATTGCAATATTGGATAATTTGAATCTTGATACTATTATATTTGACATAATAACCCCTATAAATTGCGAAGCATGGACAAAATCATCCACCGATTACACTAGAATCTAATCTAATGCAATCTAGTATGATTCTGGCAGTCTGACATTGTGTATGGTGTGCCAGACTGCCAGAATTGTAGAATAAAAAATAATTATCCTTTGCACAGTGAAGCATAGAGTTTACTATTCTCTCGCGCCATTTGCTCTAACTGTCTTTGAACTAATTTAATGGAATTCAATTTCTCTTGTCTTGTCATAGAATCATTCGCAACTATATTACGCATACGTGCAGCTACCAGAGAAAATCCTATAGTCTGATGAGGCAAGCCCAAAGTTTTAACACGCATGATACAATTCTCCAAAATAAATTAATTAACTTGGCCTAGTCAAAATCAACTAGCCAAACCCGACTAACTGTAATCGGGAATGGTTAGCAGATGTAGCCTATTAGAATCCCAAATCAAGCAATTCTGACACTTCGGGTGGATTAAGGCGATTATAGAATCGCTTATAAATTGCATCTCCGCCCATATCACCCTCAGCCAATCGTAACAATTTAGTCAATGCATCAGCCACTTTAGTAGGAATCTTCGCTTTCGATCCGAGAGAATCTGCAAACGCCTTACATGTTGCATTTACTCGCTTCTCAATATCCGCATCACTCACGCCATTCTCCATCAGTTTTTCAGTGTATGGGATTGCGAGATACTCTGTGAACCATCCACTAATCCTTGCGGAATCCCATTTATCGCCTACGGATTCAGAGAATATATAAGCCACTAATGCATCTTGCCCTATATCCTCTGTTCTAACTTCCTTCTTACCTGACTTCAAATTATCCGCAATGATTCCATTCTGTACAGTCTTGAAATAATCAATACAGATACCTTGGATTGTAGGATTCGTAAAATCTACATCTCCCACCGTAAGGTGCGGAATCGAAGTCGCCATGGTTTGTTGCAAAAATTGACCATAATTCCCATCTTTATCTTTCTTCGCAATTGTAACAACCAATCGTTGACCATCGAATGGCTTAGATTTTTTAGCGTCATAGACTTGCGCAGTGTGAACATTAGATACTACTGACATGATATATTCTCGATTCATAAAATGATGGTTTAGGGAATATTCCCTGATAATATACTAAGCATTTCCTAATATATTATCAGTGAGTATTATTTAATTATCTAATAGTTACTCTGCCTTGTGCATCATAAACAACTAACCCAAAACTAGCGAAACCAACGACCCAATAATCAGCGCCTCGCATGGCTGCATTATTAGTGGCAATTTTAACTGCAATTTTGATTTGATCTAAGTTAAGCATTTTTAGATTTCCTTTTCGTTTAAAACAATCATTCCAGCCCTATATTATAAGCAACTCTCATGCCAACCCATCAACCCGCCAAAATCTTCTTTAAAATCAACCACTTACGCGCACACTGTATATAACCCCATATGTGTACTGTAAAGAATCCCATAAAAACAACACAATTCTCCCGCATTGTGAAATATTTAGGCTTGTTTTGTCGGTGGATTTTACATTTCATATTGTGATATTTTGGTGCATTCTATCCTACATGTTAGTTAGTGCTTACTAACTTAGCCTATTTAGTTCAGTTATTTTCCTTTGTGTGTGAGTGCTGACTAACTTTATGTGGTTCATCGGGTTTGTAATTAAATCAATCTTATTTACTTAATCCATTTCACATTATGAAATACTTAAATGCACCACTCTGGCCTAATAACTTAACTCAATTGATTTACTTTAATCAGTTAGTGCCCACATGTAATGAGAATCATTCACATCTACATTATGATAAGTTATCTCACAATCTGAAATGGGAGGGGGTAAGGCCTTTTACGTTCCGCACGTGGCTGTTATCCTAAACCACCTCTCATATTTTACTAAAATTTTTCAAAACGCACTTCACAACTCAGCTAACCCAAATCAACAATCCCTGCTCACTTAACTAACACATCCACTGTAATATTACCTTAAATAGTTAGGAAATTCCATGGCCACCTCCACCACCACAAACACAGAAGAACGCGCTCTCACACTATTAGGACAAGGTGTACCTCCGCAGGCAGTTGCCAATGCACTCGGAGTTGACATATCTCGCATCTCCCAACTACTTTCACAAGATGATTTCGCAGCCAAAGTTGTAGAAAAGAAGTTCGAATCTCTCTCAAAATACAATGAGCGCGACTCTCACATAGATGACCTAGAGGATAAACTAATTAAAAAGCTGCATGATTGCTTACCTTTCATGACGCGCCCAATGGAAATATTAAAATCATTCCAAGTATTAAATGCAGCAAAACGCAGAGGAGCAAGCGCGCCAGAAGACCTAACACAAAAACAGACCATCATAAATCTCAATATTCCCAAAATTATCATTGACAAATTCCAAACCAATATTCACAATCAAGTAGTCCAAGTCGGGCAACAGACCCTTGTTACCTTACCATCTGGACAAATGTTAAAACAACTGGAGGCCTCAAATGCCGCCAAACTCTCCCACCAAGAAACTCCCCACAATGACCTCTACACAGTTAGCACACCAGCAGAAACAGTTAGAACTCAACAAGCAAGTGGCAGCTAAAATGCTCCACTCTTTACGAGCCCACTTAACTGCATCCTCTGTGTCTGTTATAACTGTCTCAGATAAAAAATGACCATTCCTTCACCAAACTCAGAACTCCCAGATGTTGAGCGTGGATCATATGACAATGCATATCAGATCAATGAGGTGCAGGAATCAGCACGTAATTCTCTCGATTTCCTAGCAGCACTTGCCACACCAGACACATTTAAATATCTATTCCCTCCAGTATATCAATCAATCTGGTTGTGGCTTCTAACTTATGTGCACAAAACCAGAGACTTCTCTCAACTCGCTCTCGGGCTGCCTCGCGGATTCGCCAAAACATCTCTAATTAAACTATTCCTACTATACTGCATACTTTTTACAACTAGAAAATTCATTGCAGTGATGGCAGAGAACTCCACCAAAGCAGTCAATATTGTCTCAGACGTAATGGATATGCTCTCGGAATCCAATATTCGCAAAGTATTTGGAGATTGGAGAGTTGGAGTTGAGACAGATAGGCAAGACCTAAAAAAGTTTGGATTCCGAGGGCGCAATATTACAATTCTCGCCGGCACAGTTGAGACAATTCGAGGTATTAATCTTAAGAATTCTCGCCCAGACGTAATGATATTCGATGATATACAATCTAGATCAATGGCGGAATCTCAACAAGTCTCAGATGCACTAGAACGAGAAATGTATGGTACAGCCATGAAAGCTAAGTCACCTGAGGGGTGCCTTTTTGTATTTATTGGAAATATGTATCCTACAAAATGGTCTATCCTCCGACACCTTAAGACAAATCCTAATTGGATTAAATTCATTGCAGGCGGAATTCTCTCAGATGGCACATCTCTATGGGAAGAACTCCAGCCAATTACACAACTCCATCGCGAATTCCAAAACGATCTTGCAGCAGGTCACCCAGAAATCTTTTACTCAGAAGTTCTAAATGACGAAAACGCATCTGCAAACACTGCAATCGACATAACTAAGATACCAGAGTACCCATTCGAAGACAATGATATTCCTGCGGCCAAATTCATTATAATTGACCCAGCGAATGACAAACAAAAGTCTGATGCAGTTTCCATAGGTTACTTCGAAGTACATAATGCATACCCTTGTCTTATAGAAGTCGTAGAAGGTAGGCTATCCCCAGGTGATACAATACGGGAAACGCTTAAACTCTGCTTCACTCATGGCGTAACATTAGTTGCAATCGAGTCCAATGCATTCCAGTACTCTCTGCTCTATTGGTTCAATTTCATCACAGCACAAATGGGAGTGCACGGAATTGAACCAGTAGAAATATACTCAGGCTCCACTAATAAAATATCTCGAATTCTCAGTATGTTCTTACAACTCCTTAAGGGAGAAATATACATACATAAGAAAATAAGAGCAGCAGTGACATTGCAAGCATCTCAGTTTAATCCACTAAAGCGGGATAACACTGATGGAATTTTGGATCTTTTAACTTATGCACCCAAAGTATTGGAATTATATGGACACATTCTTGCTTCCCAGGCCACCATTCTGGAGCAAGAATATGGGAGCTCCGAAGTTCTAGATTACAACTCGCCTTTCTAAATAGACTAACTCACCCAAAATAAGGAAATAGTGTGGCATCTAACACTCCAATGATTCTCCCAGAAAAAGCCCAAGCAGGCATTCTGGAATTCAATAAACAAGCCTATAATATGCTGGGTGCATCCTGGAATATTAGGGAGCAAATGCGCCAAGTTGACCTCTCATATATGCGAGAGAAAGATCGGACGGAGGCGCAACAAAAAGCTAAGCTTGCAAATAAATACGGTGACGCAAACAAGTTCCAGAATATAACAATTCCAGTTGTGCTTCCCACAGTGGAGGCCGCAGTCACCTATCAATCTTCTGTTTTTCTATCGGGCAATCCAATATTCGGATGTGTTGCCAATGCAGCCTATGAAGATGCAGCACTCCAAATGGAAGCGCTAATTGAAGACCAGCAGAAAAAGAATGGTTGGATTCGCAACATTCAAATGTTCTTCCGAGATGGGTTTAAATACAATCTCTCCGCACTTGAAGTGTGTTGGGAAGATAAAGTAGTTGCAGCACTTGACACAGATTCCACATTCGCACAAGGTAAAGTAGGCAAGCCACGAGAAGTTATCTGGTCAGGTAACAAAGTAACTCGTCGCGACCCATATAATCTTATATTCGACACTCGAGTTTATCCTACAGAAATCTCAGAAAAAGGAGAATTCGCAGGGTACACGGAGTTAATGTCTCGAATCGCGCTCAAAATGTTTATTGCCTCCCTTCCTAATAAGATGGTAGATAATATAACTCGCGCATTCGAATCTGGTTCCTCAGGCAATACAATTAACACATCCTCGATTGCCTCATATTATATTCCACCAATCAATCAAGACTCTCTAGTTAATGTAAACATTCGAGCCGGTACAGATTGGATGGCTTGGGCAGGCGTATCCCAAACTAATTCCAAAATCCAGTATCGTAATGTATACGAAGTCACAACATTGTATGCACGAATTCTTCCAATTGATTTTGGCCTCCGTGTGCCTGCTCCTAACACACCACAAGTGTGGAAATTCATTGTAGTAAACCACCAAGTTATTATATATGCAGAGCGCCAAACCAATGCACATAACCGAATTCCAATGCTGTTCGGAGTCCCACTTGAAGATGGTTTAGGTTTCCAGACCAAATCACTTGCACAGAATGTACAACCAATTCAGGAAGTTTCATCCGCAATGATGAATTCTGTAATTGCAGCGCGTCGTAGAGCTATTTCTGACAGAGGACTGTATGATCCATCACGAGTTGGCGAAGCGCAAATTAATAGCGACAATCCGTCAGCTAAGATACCTGTTAGACCAGCAGCTTATGGAAAACCACTTTCAGAAGCATACTATCCAATCCCATTTAGGGACGACCAGTCTTCTACGATCATGCAAGAAATTGGTGCAGTTATCAAACTATCAGAGCAAATTGCAGGTCAGAATCCAGCAAGACAAGGACAGTTTGTAAAAGGAAATAAGACACAAACTGAGTACTCTGATGTGATGGCCCACTCCAATGGGCGAGACCAAAACACATCTATATTGTATGAGGATCAAGTATTCACACCTCTGAAAGAAATCCTGAAACTGAACATATTACAATATCAGGGCCCCACCTCAGTATATTACAAAGGTGAGAATCAGGATGCACAACAGGTTGATGTTGATCCAGTTAAATTGCGTAATGCAGTTATCTCATTCAAAATGTCAGATGGCCTCTCACCGACTGCAAAGCTAATCAATTCTGACTCATTCCAGACGGCATTGCAAGTAATTGGTTCTGCACCCCAAATTGGCTCCTCTTACAATATTGGCCCAATGTTCTCATATCTCATGAAAACACAAGGTGCACTGATCTCTGATTTTGAGAAATCCAAAGAACAGGTGGCTTATGAATCTGCAGTGAATAACTGGAATCAAATGGCTCAATTAGCTCTCTCCAAAGGGCAACCTTGGAACAACCCACAACCTACACCGCAGCAGTTTAACTATCTAGTCCCAGGCCAGCAAGAGCAACCTAAGCCTGACCCACTAACTACATTTATATCAGGACTGCAGGCTAAGACTGATCAGACTGCGGTTCATGATGTAGGTAATGTCCAACCAGGAGCACAATAGGATCTTATATGTCTTACACCCTTCCCACATCATTTACTAAAACCCACCTATCTCAGGAGGAATTGCAAAGTGCGATAACATTCTCACCCTCTAACCTTGCATTTATTCAGAACCTAATTGCACAAACAGCGGAGGAAATATTAGGTCTCAAATATGACCCATCTTCTCCACTCTATTTTGTGCAACGTGATGCTGAATTAAAAGGCCAACTAGGTATACTTAATTATCTAGTGTTTTGCGCTACCAACCCTTCGTCTTTTCTTAACTCTTCTTCACAGGAATAACTTAACATGTCTCTCTTTTCTAACATTTTTGGTCAATCTACAACTCCCACCACAACTGTGGCCCCCGCTGCGTCTGCTGCACCTAATCCACCAGCTCCAGCAGCGACTAATACTACACCAGTTGAGCCGGCATCCCCAATGGATCAATTTAATGACCTCTGGCAACCTGCAACTACTCAAACAGGAGTAGACGCAACACTTCCTTCTAATATGTTCGCAGGTACTGATCCTGCTAAAATGTTAGAATCCGCTCGCAAAGTTGATTTCGCTAAACAGATTCCGCCTGAAGTTCTTGCTAAGATTACCTCAGGTGGGCCAGATGCAGCAGCAGCTTTTGCTCAGGCAATTAACGATGTTGGTCAACGCTCCTACGCTCAATCGTCATTCGCTGCAACTAAAATAGTTGAAGCTGCACTGGCAAAATTTCAAGAAGGTCTGGACGCCCGGCTCCCTTCACAAGTCAAGAACTTCCAAGTTCGAGAAACCCTCCGCGATTCTAATCCAGCACTAACTCACCCGGCAGCAGCTCCAATTATGGAAGCCCTGCAAGCTCAATTAACAGTAAAGTATCCAAATGCTTCTGTTAAAGAACTTCAGGACATGTCTTCCCAGTATCTTGCAGCGTTCACTGGAATCGTATCTCCGAAACCAAAAGCTGATGCAGTTCCTGAATCTGAAAACTGGGATAAATTTTTCAGTTAAATCATTTTATTAATTTTATAGGAAACTATCATGGCATTTAAACGAATTACAGTTCAGGAATCTGGACTTACTCGCGTTATGCGTGCAGGTGATAACTGGGATAATCCAGCTATTTCAACTGTGACAGCAGACGCCAATGCAACACTCTCTGCTTCGCAAGTTGCAGCTGGTGTTATTATGTTCACTGGTTTTACAGCAGGTCGAAATCTCACAGTTGACACAGCTGCTAACTATCTTGCAGTGTTCCCAGAAATGGATATTGGTGACTCTTATGGATTCACTGTATCTATTATTCCAGCTTTCGCAGGTACTTTTGTAGCTGCAACTGGTGTAACTCTGGCAGGACGCGCAACCTGTCCAGCAGCCACAGCGGTAACAGTTTATCTTACTCGTACAGGTGCAGCTACCTTTACTTGGACTGTTCTGTAAATCTCTCCACTTTCACAACTCCCTCAAAATAGGAAACATATATTATGTCTACAGGTATTTTTAATACAGCAGTATTAACCACTGATCTTGCTAGGAAATCATTCGCAGGGATGATTACTCGCTTGATGCCCAATGGTATGGCTCCTCTCTTTTGTATGACCGCAATGTTGCAGTCTGAAACCGCTGTTGCAACTGAACACGGCTTCTTCACTAAAACAATGCTTCTGCCTCAAGTTACTTTCACAGGTGCTGGTCAACTTATCTCTGATACCACATTCACAGTTGTATCCACTGCTAACGTGTTGCCAGGTATGATCATGCGGATCAATAACTCTGCATCTTACGAGAATTTCATCGTAAACAGTGTTATCTCTGCAACTCAAATGACTGTAACTCGTGCAGTTGGTACTGTTGTAGCTGCCGCAGTTCCTGCTTCCGTTGATGCTTACCAAGTTGGTAATGCTTTCGAAGAAGCTTCTCTGCGTCCTAACTCTTTGATTATCAATCCAGTTCGGATCACCAACTTCACTCAGATTTTCCGTAATACTTGGGCAATCTCCGACACAATTCGTCAGACAATGATGATTGCAGGCGATACCAATATTGCTGAATCTCGTACTGATTGTGCTGCGTTCCACGCTGCTGATATTGAGAAAGCATTGTTCTTTGGTCAGAAATCCCAAGGTACTCGCAATGGTCAACCTTTCCGCACAATGGATGGTTTGATCAATATTGTCGGTACTGCAGGTAACTACCCATCGTACTATGCTGGTGTGACCAACGTGTATACCGCAGGTGGTACAACTACTTACCCACAATTGGAAGGCTTCCTCGATCCGTTGTTCAATCAGACAACTGACCCCAAAGTTGGTAATGAGCGAGTCCTGTTCGTAGGTGGTTTGGCCAAGAAAGTAATTACCAACATTGCTCGTTTGGCAACTGGCTCTTTCTACCAAATCGTAGATGGACAAACTTCCTGGGGTCTGCAATATTCCACAGTTAAAACATCTCGTGGTGCATTCCAGATGATTGAGCACCCACTGTTTAACTCCAATACTACTTGGGCTAAGATGGCAGTTGGTGTTGATTTGTCTACTTTCCGCACCGCATATCTGGGTGATCGCAAGACTCAGAATAAAGAGTTTAACAATGATGCAGATGCCAATGACAATGGTATTGATGCAGTTGGTGGAACTCTGACAACTGAGGTAACTTGTGTTGTTAAGAATCCTCCTGCTAACGGTGTGGTTTACAATCTGACTGCAGGCGCAGCAGGCTAATCCGTCCACTACCTTCTTTTCTGGTTCTCCTGGTGGAGAAGGGTGCAGATTTTATTACAATGGTTTGCTGCTAAACTAAATCTATGTTCCTACCTTTCTCAGTCCACCACCACGCACAGCGTGATCTTAGGAAATTAAAATGTCAGAACTTCGTCTCTTTAAATCCCGTGCAGATACAATGGGATATGTGTTTAAAACAGGTAAGATGATCCACTTTCTGAATGGTGAGTATGCCACAGCAGCCAAAGATGAAATTGAAGAACTCACAACTGAGTGTGAGAATGGCCATCCGAACTATTATATTGATGCAAATCAAACAGTTGTAGATTCTGAGCAGCGTGACCCAATGGCAGTTCTCCGCGCTCGCATTCGTGAAGAAGAGCGCGCAAAACTTATGGCAGCAGTCGGAAATCCACTACGTGATATGGGCGAAACTGCTCAAGGTAAGCTGGAAGGAATTGCTAATTCTCACAGTATTACTGGAATGCAGGCCGCCTCCGAAGCTCAAGCCGTAGCAGCTCAGACCCCAATTGCACCCTCCGGCCCGAAGATTACAATCGGCCCAGTAACTAAGAAATAAACTAGACATACTACCATGAGCACCTCATTCGCCAGTATTGTATCCGATGTATATTCTCTCACTAATCGGCCCGATCTGGTGAATGAGACAGCATTGGCTGTAAAAGCAGCAACACTAAAAGCACATCAGATAGATGATTGGATTAGAGACTTCAATGAAAACTCTATTCAATTCTCAACAGCAGATTATTACCAGACTCTTGACTTTAAGAGTCTTTTTCCATTGTGGCGTAAACCTCGATACATTCGAATTCTCGACTCCTCCGGAACTCCAAGCACCATTCTTACCTACATAGAGCCAGAAAAAGTAGTAGATAATTATGGTGCAAATCGGGTAGATGTATTCTATGTTGCAGGTGCAGAGATTCAAATTCGCACTCTTGCACAACAACAATATTTCGCGCTCGGATATTACGCAAATCCGAATGTCACAACCACCGCTTATAACTCTTGGATCGCAGATGATTACCCATTTGCAATCACTTATGAGGCAGTCTCGATACTATTTAAAACAATTGGATATGATGAACAAGTGCCAGTTTATAGGCAAATGGTTGCAGATCAGTATCAGATTCTAAGACAACATGCAATTACCGGAATAGGAATGTAATATTATGGTCGCTTCTATTTGGAACCCAGGTTCAAACACAACTCAGACAACTCCTGCATCAGTACCTTTTTCGTTCGTAAAAGGGACAGTAGGTAATCCAGGTATCAATTTTGTGGGAGATACAGATACTGGAATCTGGTCACAGGCAGATGGGTATTTGAATTTTGCTGTGAATGGTGTTAATAAACTTACCATTGCTCCCACAGGTGAGATAATTGCTAATGAGTTTGTGTCAGGAGCCGAAATTGCGGCAGCCTCCGCTGCAACTGTTGATATTGGAGCAGTGCAATCTAACTCAGTTAACATCACCGGCACATCTAATATCTCCTCATTTGGTACAAACTACCAGGGACCTAAGTATATTAGATTCTCAGGTGCACTAACTCTTGCAAACTCCGGTTCACTGATTTGCCCCGGAAATTCCAATCTTGCAATCTCTGCTGGAGATACAATGATTGTGACCCCTAAGGCAACTGCTGGTGTAAGTGATGGCTGGGTTGTTATTTCATATATTAAATCAGTAGCTGCAACCGATCTATCCAATACAGTACGGGTGGATGTTGCAGCTTCTGGCACGCCTGTAATTCTTTACACTAATATTAGTTCGCGAAATATCAGACTTACAGGCTCTGCTACGATTACGAAATTTACAGCAGACACAGGCGGATTATATTTTATTACTTTCGGGGGCGCCTCGACGCTAGTAAACTCCACAGATATTGTAACTAACACGGGCGGTAATATACTCACCCAAGCGGGTGATACTTGCATTTTGCGAGCTACTGCATACAGTGTTGTTGAGGTGTTGAGTTATTCATCAGTTGCAGGAGTTGCCCAAGCCGTTAGTGGATTAATGTATGGTAATAGAGTGATTAATGGAGCACAGGAGATTGACCAAACTAATAGTGGGGCCGCAGTTGTAAATACTGTGGGGTCGTTACCCGGTGTGGATATGTTCGCACTATTCGGAAACGTGGCTAATAAGTTTTCTGCACAACAGGTCATAGATGCACCCGCTGGCCTAAAGAATTCAACTAAGTTCACCGTAACAAACCAGTATTCCCCGGCAGCCGGAGATTATTTTGGTTTTGCTGTCGGTATTGAGGGCAAGGATGTTATTGATTTTCAGTTAGGTACTGCCGGTGCCGCTACTATCACTTTAAGTAATTGGATAAAGGGTAGTGTAGCTGGCACTTACTCTGTTGCACTATACAACGCAGCCGTCAATCGTTCTTACATAGGTACAGTTTCTGTAACAACGTCGTGGACTCAGGTCAAGATTACCCTACAGGGAGATATTACAGGAACATGGGCAACTGATAATACTGCCGGATTGTGGATTAGATGGGACCTAGGTTCTGGTTCTAACTACAACGGAACTGCTGGGGTGTGGCAAGCTGGTTCATTCCTCCGTACTGCTGGCTCCGTCACCTTCGTAAACCAAGTAGCTGGTTCTACCCTTAATATTACAGGCGTGGATTGCAGACTTGGCTCTGTTGCTCCTACTGTGTTTGAGCGTAGGCCAAATGAATTGCAACTATGTCAGAGGTACTTTGCGAAAACATTTCCTCAGGCCACTGCTCCGGCACAAAATGCTGGAACTTCTGGATCTCTGTATACTGTCGCTATGGTTACTAACTTTCCTGTTACTGTTACATGGAACTTACCAGTGACTATGCGAGCTACTGCCCCAGTCATCACCTCGTATAATCCTAGCGCCGCTAATGCTAATTGGTCAGCTAATCCAGCATCTCCAGTACCTACCGTAGCTAACACTTCAGATAGTAGCGTAACTATTTCAAGCACCAGTGCCAACACCTCGGCTGGAAGTGGGTACTACATACATGCAACTGCATCGGCAAGGCTATTCTAAACAATATACCATGATCGACCTACTTCTTCTCTGTCTTCCTCAAGCACTAGCATATGTAGGAAACACCCCCACTAAGAAATGGTGGGGGTTTGTACCTACACTAATTGGATACTTTGCAGACCTTATAGTTGCAAATTACTGGATGCCTCATTTCGTAGGTCGCGGCCCTCAGAACGGAGAGAAAACTGTATCTGATATGTTAGAGAATCTATGCTTCGCAGGTACAAATAATGATGTATTTGCTCAATGGGTAGGCAATCGAATTAACACTGTTGCAGGTTATGCACACATTAAAGTATTAGGGTATAAAACCAATGTCCCAAATAGTCTATAGAGGTAACCTCTCCGCCAAGGCGTTTCCGTTCTTAACTGATTTTCAAGGCCAAACAATTATCGTTCCAGGTTCTGATAATACATTTAACCGCTCTTTGGTATCATCTGAAGATGTGGATCGAGATGTAGGCGTGCCTATCATTTTCTACTGTCACAATGTATTACCAGCACCTTACGGATTTACTTCGGTAGGTTATGAGTCAATCATTCCAGCTCTTACACCCGCAACTACCTCATTTAAGTCTGCCAACCTACTCCGCTCTAACGCTTTAGTATCAGGTCTGAATGGCCCACGATTCTATTTCTCTCCTACAGTATCTGGAACTCATTACACTTACATCTTGGGCGGAACTAAGTGGACTGCAATCACTACAACTGTTGCAATAACATCCTCCACTAAAGTATCATTTGCAACAGTTCAAGGTATATCTTACATATTCTTCTCTAATCTGGGCTGTTATAAGTGGGACTCAGTTCTAAATACTCTAACCTCTGTAACTCTCACATCTCTTACACCTGCGAATATCCTCGGTATAACCGCATACCAAGGGTATCTAATCGCATTTGATACAGACACAGTATATTGGAGCTCTGTACTTGACATTGATCCGACCACTAATTCAGTAGATTTCACGCCCTCCCTCACATCTGGTGCAGGCTCACTATCTCCAGAAGGTGCGCGCGGTCCCATTACTTTTGTTGTGCCTGCAACATTCGGAATTACAATCTACACCACATCTAATATTGTGTCAGGTGTGTACTCAGGTAACTCACGGTATCCATTTAACTTTAAAGAGGTTGTCTCCTCAGGTGGTTGCTCCACATCTGATTACGTAACATATGATGCGAATACAGGTAATCAGTACGCATATACAACATCTGGATTCCAGACTGTAACTGCAACTGCAACTCAGACTATCTTCCCTGAGATGACAGACTTTCTGGCAGGTTCTGACTTTGAAGATTTTGACGAATCAACTCTGCAATTTACCGGACAAACTCTTACTTCCCCAATGAAGAAAAAGATTGTCTCGATTGCAGATCGCTACATGGTTATATCATATGGAGTAACTTCTCTGACTCATGCAATTGTGTATGATATGACTCAGAAGAGATATGGTAAACTTAAGCAAGATCATGTGGACTGTTTTGAGTATGAGTACCTTGATCCTACTCTTGCAGATGCGCCTCGTAGGTCTATTGCATTTTTGAAATCTGATGGGTCAGTTAATCTCGTGAATCCGTCAGTGCAGTTTGCACAATCAAATGGTGTGATTCTCCTAGGTAAGTTCCAGTATGTGCGGTCTCGCTGGTTATCTATGGAAGAGTTCGTATATCAATCAACTCACCCAACTCAACAATCTAATGCATATCTCCTAACTTCAGAGTCTGGAGGTAACTTAGAGTCTTGCTCCTATAGTCAGTTCTATGATGTTACACCCTCAGGTGAATCTCAGAGAATGTACAAATGCCACAAGACAGGACATAATCACTCAATCCTTCTAATTGGTGGATTCTCTCTGTCTTCTTTTGTTCTTACATTCCACGTTAATGGGCGCCGCTAGGTGATTTAACATGGCAGGATTTAAATCATCGATTAACACAGGCCTACCTAATCTACCTGATCCACCTGATCCAGCCTTCTTTGCTGAATTTGTACGAATATACAATGCGATTCGAAACATCCAAATTGCAGTAGATTCCTACACAGGTGCATTACCACAAGACGCCGCCTACTACTCTCAGACTCTTGCAACTTCGACAATACTAACTCAGAATACCCAGAGACTCTATGTTAAATTCTCTGAGGCCGCAACCTACGGTGCAACCATTAATCTCTGGAATAATGCAAGTGTTCTCAATGCAAGACTCTCATCCGCATCTGCTGCTGGTAAACCTATTCATGCTTGGTGCTCAACTGCCGGTGGAGTAGCTTCTGGCGCTTACGGCGAAGTAATGTTGGGTGGACTCTGCACTGCAATCGGAGGATTAACAATTGGTGCAACTTACTATGCAGGCAATACTGCTGGAACCATTGCACCCACAGCAGGTACAGTTCCACAGAAAATAGGTTACGCAATTGGCGCAGCTCTTTTAATCTTTAATCCAGACCTAATTTAGGAAATATAAATGGCAATCGAACTCTCCGCTCACTTTACACTTGAAGAGGCTACAATCTCTGGAACCGCGTCTCGCTTAGGAATTGATAACTCATCTCCATCTCCACAAGTTATCACAGCAGCATCTCGTACAGCAGTATGGATGGAGCAGGTAAGAGATATATTACATAATCCAATTATTGTAAATTCCTGGATTCGTTGTCCTCAACTGAATCGAGCACTTGGCTCTAAAGATTCCTCACAACACATCCTGGGTGAGGCAGTTGACTTTATCTGCCCTAAATTCGGTACACCTGCTGCAATCTGTCATGAGTTGTTAAGTTCTGGTATTGAATTTGACCAGTTAATTCTAGAACACACTTGGGTTCATATATCTTGGAACTCTATCCCCGGTGCTCGTCAACGTAAACAGGTATTATCATTGCTCTCAAATGGTTCCTACACTTCTGGCCTAACTGATTCTAAAGGATTTGCAATATGACTTCATTCGTGACAGCTAAATATGATTCGTCTAGGAATCAGATTTTAGATCCTAATTTAAATTTATCACCAGCCTCTTATTTCACCGACTCCAGCGGCAACGTAACTGGGCTTGTGGGGCCGAGTGGTCAACTACTAAAAGGCGTAGGAATTAATCAGCAGCTTCCGCAATTCAGCTATGCACTGAGCCAAGTAAAGGCAGGTGTCCGCAATGCGAAGATACTTTGCTACGGAGACAGCACAACTGCTGGCGCTTATGCATCTGGAAGTAATTGGGCTGGCGGCAGGGCGCTATCCTCGCCAAACATTCTCGCTTCTTCACTGTCTCCGCGTTGGAGCGCCTATATAGGCAACACACTTGGTGATCCATCGCAACAAACTTCTGGCGTTTTCTTTCAATCGTATGACCCGCGATGGGTTCTGCAATCAGGCTGGGGAACTTCAGCGGTTATTTCTATTGGAAGCGGTTCACTCAACTGCTCAACAGCCGCAAAAACAGCATCATTCACGCCAGCTCAAGCATTTGACACGGTTGATATTTATTACATACAGAACGCTGGTTATGGATCATTGAATGTCAACGTAGACGGTGGCGCAACAATCGGTGCCGCAATTGCGTTCAACGGTACGTTGTCTTTGAAGAAGGCCACTCGCACGTGCGCTTTGGGCGTGCACACACTGAACCTTGTTACTGTGGACGCCAACCAAGTGATAGTAATCGGCGTGTCAACTTACAACTCTAACGCAAAAGGCATTGAAGTTTTCAACGCAGGCACTGGCGGTATGACTTCTGCCCTTGGCGCAGCCAACACAAACATTTGGGATGCATGTTACGTAACTGGTAACAATGGGCCTCTTGGACTCATTCAGCCAGACCTGACAGTCATTAACTTGGGTATCAACGACTGGGGAACGGCTGTGACTCCGGCGACTTACAGAACAAATATGTCTGTGATTATCGCAGCCGCAAAGCTTTACGGAGACGTCATATTGCAATGTCCCACTCCAACATCATCAAGCTCCACGTCGCTCGCAACGCAATTGGGTATTTCTACTGTGTGTAGACAGCTAGCCGCAGAAAATGGCGTTCCGCTAGTGGACACGAATGCAATCTTTGGCAGCTATGCAATTGCTCAAGGTCAATTGGGCTATTACCTTCCCGCCAATGACTTAATTCATCCAGGAGCAACTGGATATGCAGCAGTTGGAAATGCGGTGGCGGGCACTTTGGGCATATAGCCGCCATGCCCTGCATCACCACAGTCTACTATTATTTCACTTTAACAGGAATTTAATACATCATGTCAACTAATACATTTAACCCACTTGGTCCAACCTTTGCTCGTACAGTGACTACTGCATCTACAACTCTCACACCTACGCTAACTAATCCTCCAGCAGCAATTGCACCTTTTGCTTGTGCGCTTGATCTTCAGATCGTTAATGTGGGAACTCAAACTGTATTTCTTGCTTACTCTTATGCAGGTGCAGCAGCTCCAACAGCAACACTTTTAACTGATGGTGCAAATGGAGCAGTATTAGGCATTTCTCCTAACACAACTAGGACATTTGAATTTCCTTATGGCACTCAATTTGCAGTAATCGCAGCCGCTGCTGGCTCCGGAGTTTATGCAACTTGGGGCGCAGGCGCAAACAACTAATAATATATTTGGGAGTTTACCTTGACGCCAGAGGAACTAGCAATGCAGGCACAAATCATTGAATTACGTGGACGTGTTGAAAGTATTGAGACAACCCAAAAGACTCATATGGATCAGACCAATTCAATTAAGTCTGACACCGCAGAGCTTCTGGAGACATTTCAGGCACTCAAGGGTGCTTGGACTGTTTTGAATTGGATAGGCAAATTAGCTAAACCAATCGGAATAATTGCAGCATTCTTTGGCACTTGGTATGCCATGAAACCTGGAGGTAAGTAAAATGGCACTAGACCCACTAACAGCAGTAACTGACCTTGCTACTACAGTAATTGGTAAAATCTGGCCTGATAAGACAGAACAAGAAAAGCAGCAATTGGCTGCTGCCGTTGCTTTAGTTCAGGGCCAAATTGACACCAACAAAGCAGAGGCCACAAATCCTAATGTATTTGTATCAGGTTGGAGACCTTTTATTGGTTGGATCTGCGGCACTGCATTAATGTACACTTACATTGGTTACCCAATTGCAATTTGGGCTACAACCATTTGGTTTCCTGGAGTTGTTCCACCTAAACTAGGCAATGATGGGATGTTATATGAACTCCTGTTTGGTATGCTATGTATGGGTGGACTGAGAACATTTGAGAAAGTTAAAGGAGTAGCATAATGGGAATAAATACACTACCAGAGCAACAGTCAGGCCTACGAAATATCCAAGACTTGTATGATCTTATCAATGGTAAAACTACCACTACTTCAGGTGGAACTGTAACTCAATCTGGAGGTACATCTACTCAGACTACCTCTGAAGGAATCTCACAAGATTCTATGAATGAGATGCTGAAGAGTGCTCTTGAGGGAACCGCCGGCCTTGCTAGTGTTGCAACTGGTCAGCGTGTTGCTGGAGGTTACAACTCTGCAACCAACAGACTTCTAGTGAATGATCTCCTAACTAGAACTGCCTCTCAAATTGCACAGCAAAACAAAAATAAGACTGTTGTAACTACAACTCCTGATATTGTAAAAACTACATCTCCCACAACAGTACAAGTTGGTGGAGTTGATGCGGGCGGATTAGGTAAGTCTGCAGCTCTGATCTATGGTGGCCAAGTTGCATCTAATATTGCACAAGGCAAGAATATTCTGGATGGAATTTCTGGCCTTACAAACTCGATTGGCTCATTCATAAAAGGCCAGTCGGGCCCATCTGATCCTTTCATTACTGGAATTGATGATTCGCATCTTGGGGCTATGACCTCTGAGAATGCTAATATGACAACTGCGGATCAGTATGCATCTTATGGTGCAGGTAAAGGTATTGCTGAAACTGCAATGGAAGATACCGGCCCAACTGCTGGACCTGATATTGCAGACTTTGCACAAATGGATGCGCCAACTCAACAAGAGGAAGAAATTCCTGAGTTTGCTAATGGGGGACTCGTAACAAAAAAAGGGTCAACCGTTCTTGGAACTAATCAATTCAATCGAGTAATTGATCCGAGAACGGGCCTCATAGGTGGTGGGTCTGGTTTTAATGATGCACAAATAGCACAAGGAGGATCGAATGGACAAGTTGTTTCTAATCCCGGTGTTAATACTCCTAGTTCTAATAGCAACGGAAGTGGTGGAACCGGAAACAATATTCCTACTTCTGGCGGCGGTTCTCATATAGTGAGCACTGAGGGAGGCAGGGATGTTAGTGTAGGCCCAGTTGGTGTAGGTAATGTAAGAGGTGATCTGAACTCTCTATCCACTCTTACTAATGCTATTGGAACTGTAGCAAATAATCCAGGTGTTGCCAATCTAGGTACAATTGGACGATTCCTTACGTCTGACTCTCTATCGCGCACAGGTGATATTATAGGTCGAGCTATGAGTGGAGATACGA